CCCCTTAAATAACAACAATACCGTCTGAACGAACCAAGAACATCAAGAATATGATGCCATCGTCAGCAGGGTTGCTACCACCGGCAGGGAAAGAAATTTTGATGCGGCCTGAGAAGCACACAGGGTCAACAGCGTTAATGTCCAACTCAGGGTCACTAGAAATCAATGACCATGTAGAGTCGTTAATCACCAACGTAAATGAGCCGTTAGCATCAATACGGTTGCTAATTGTTAGGTTGACAGGGGTAGGTGTAGGGCTGTAGTTGCCAATCGTAAAAGACAAACCGTTGCGTGTGTCTTGCAGATTGCTTACAGTTCTACGAACAATTTGTGCGCTGATGGTCGCGCCAGTTAGGTTAACCGCTGTACCACCAGAGGTAAAAACCAAATTCCAGTAGGTTGATTGGTTGTATACCAACTCGCCGGTTATCAGAGGATTGTCGAATCCGCTGACTTGCGTAATCGTGTTTTGGCTGAAAAGTGCCATGATGATTTCCCTGTACTCAGGTTAACACGCGCCCTACGTACTCGCAGGGGACGAAATCTTGTCATGTTGTGTGAGCTAATTATGCCCCAAATCAAGCCGGAGGTGTAGGCCAAATTACATTAAAAGGATAACCTGATTGTGTAGGAATATCCCTAAGTTGTTGTCTGTAGGTTGCCCAAGCCGCCTGTTGTTCGGCTGTTAAAGGGTTGTTAGGGATTTGTGTCCAATCGCTTGAATACAGCGCCCTTTGTCTTTTCGGTAATACATCAGCAATCGCCAAATTTTCCTGTTGAACCCATTGTTTTGTCGTGAAGTCGAACAAAGAATATTGGTCGGGCTTTGTTGGTATAGCGACCGCCGCACTATTGGCAATGTAATAAACAGATGAATCAATTGAACCTTCAACATAACTTTCGCCAGTTTGAATTTGCAAATTAATATCATCTGTCTGAACAGTTCTTAAAATTTCGCCTGTGGCGGTGACATAAATTGTATAAATCATCGTTTTGTCTCGATTGCAAATAGTGAACGATTTGAAATTCCTGAATAATCAACAACAATACCGCCCGTAACGCTACTGTATACTTGCAATTTATACGTGTAAGTTCCTGATGTTGGCGTATCGCTAAAAGACATTGCTGGATTTACACCGCCTGACATTAAAACAGTTGAATCTCTTACCAATCTAAATTGAGGTTGATAAGTAAAATAATTTTCAAATCCATCAAAGTAAAGACCTAAAATAGGACTTCCAGATGAAGCAACATAAACAGGGCTACCATTAGTTGAGATGGTCAATGTTTGAGCATCTTGCCAAGTTCCTGAAGCTGAATTGATGTAATTTGCACTTGTAAAAGCACTTGCAGTCAAAGTTACCGCATTAGCGTTAATGTTTCCAGTAGCAATCACATTGCCGTTTAGGGTCATTGCTGAACCATTGAACGAAATGTTGGTAGTGGAATTGCCTAACGCAAATGTTCCACCAGTATTGATGATTGCACCAGTTCCTGTCATCGTGCTACCAGAAACAACAGGGGCATAACCCACGCTCAACGATGTACCGCTGATAGACCCCGCAGTGATTGTTCCCAAGTTTGCGCTAATGGCAGACAAGCTACCAACCTTCAAATTTGAAAGGTAGGGCACATTCCAAGTTGTTTGTGTAGTAGCAGGATTAAAAATACCGTCTGATTGGAACAATGCTTCACCCGCAGTCAATGTCGGTGGTGTAGCTACCCAAGTTTCAGAACCGCCCCAAGTGTTTGTTGGAGGAAATGCGCCTACACCCGTTGTTACATAAGTTGCAGGGGTTGGGTTTAATGATGTTGAAGTTGATTTGGCGTAACAAATCCTTGATGACAAGCCGTCAATACCATTTGCCCCATTAGCGCCGTTTGTTCCGTTAGTCCCGTTTGCTCCATTAGCACCCGCCGCACCGATGGCATAAGCAGTCGATGTAGACCAAGTAACGGTGCTTGTGGCAGTTGTTAAATCATCTGCATACACAACCTGACAGCCGTAGAGTGTATAACCGGCACTAGAAGCACCCGGCAATAGTGACCATCCGTTAGGTGTAGTTGGTGAAGTAAACGCACCAGTTGCCCATGTGTATGTAGATGTTCCTGAAGGGAAACCGGTCGGTGTCATAGCCGCCCATCTGTAAACTTCTAAAATTGCTGTTCTGATTCCATTAGCGCCGTTTGCGCCAGTAGCACCAGTAGCGCCATTAGTTCCAGATGCACCCGCCGCATAAGATGCTGTAGCACTCCAAGTAATGCTACTGGTGGCTGTAGTGTTTGAATCTGCGTAGATAGTTCTGCAAATCCATAATGTTTGCCCCAACACAGAGGCCGGAGGTGTCAACGACCAACCGTTGGTAGCGGCAGGGGCAGTGAACTGACCTGTTGCCCAAGTGTATGTAGATGTACCACTAGGAAATGTCGTAGGGGCAGAAGCCGCCCATTGATACATTTCCAAAATAGCAGTACGAGTGCCATTTGTTCCATTAGTGCCGTTTGTGCCATTAGCGCCATTAGTGCCGGCATAACCGGAAGCAACAATGCCTGACAAGCCCCAATTAATTGAGCTTGTTGTAGCAGTAGCCGTATCAGAGATGTTTACAGTAGCCGCCCACAACGTATAACCCGCGCTTGGTGCAGATGTGATTGTTTGCGACCAACCTGATGGGTCAGGTGTGAATGAGTTAGTTGCCCACGTGTATGTTGAAGTCCCAACAGGGCTTGCGGGAATCGTGATAGCCCACTTGTAAACAGTAGGTCGAGCAGTCTGTAATCCGTTAGCGCCATTAGTGCCGTTTGAACCATTCGAGCCATTAGCGCCATTAGCCGTTACAGAGGATACAGTGAATCCGGTTGACCAATTAATTGTTGATGTTGTTGTACCTACCGTAACAACAGTTGGTTTGACAGCAGTCCAAAGTTGAATACCCGCCGTAGCAGGGTTTGTAGGTATGGTTGTAGTCCAACCGCCACCGCCGGTATAACTTGAATTGGTTGCGGTTGCCCATGTGTAAGTGGAAGTGCCGCTTGGGTTTGTGGGTGTTGTTGTAGCCCATTGATAAAGCGTAGGGTTTGCAGATTGATTTCCATCCGTACCGTTGTTGCCTGTAGCGCCTTGGTCAACAAATACGAACTGCAAAATAGCAGTTGCACCTTGTGTAACAGTACCCAAAGCAGATTTGTATCGAACAGGGACAGTCAACGTGGCGGGTGATGAGGTCATTGCCGTAGGAATGCCCCACTGAGCATATGTGCCGCCATCAGTGGGTGACGGCAAAGTCAAGCCGCCGGTGGTCGATATGTCTCCATAACCGGTCGTTGATGATGAGCCAATACGCCAAGTGTTGTTCACGAAAGCTGAATCTGAATCGGTTTGTGATGCTACAAAATCAATCGCACCACCAGCCGCTGAACCGTACAGTTGCGTAATCAATCCCGTGAATGAAGGCACAAGAGAGGAATTCCTTGGCACTTGCATCACAATCGGAGAATATGTTGCCAAGAATGTACCCGCCACGGCAGAAGTGGTTGGATTGGGCGACCAGTTAAATCCGGTTGAAGTCGCAGACAAAGCTGACCCGCCGATCTCATTTGCCACTTTAAACGCAAAATAATACGTGCTTGCAGGTAGGGACAGGTCAGTGAAAATAAAACTGCTAGAGGGTGCAAACGGTTGCGAATTGGTGAGTGTTTGAACACTCCAAACCAACCAATCAGAAGTTGTTGGGCTTGAAACTGTCGTATAAAACAAAGTGACTTCAGTAACCCTGCCTGTCGCCGGAATGCCGCAAACAACATCAAAATGCGGAATGGTCGCAGTTGGGTTTACGTTTGCTACTGTCGGAGCAGTAAGGTTACTGAAAAAATTAGGATTTGAAAGATTGCTGTTAGGTGTTGGGGAAAACGCAGTGATTGAAGCATCATCGTAAACAGCGGCGTTGTATTCATTCAACTCCAAAGACGCACCTAAGTTTCCGTCAGGCAAAGAAGCTTCAGAAACTTTGATGACACGGAATAGTTTGCTTGACCATCCATAAGCGGCGTTGGTGACGCTGATAACATCTCCGGCGTCAACCTGAATGCCGTTGTAGGTTGTTGAGAAGGTAACAATCAAATCTTCACGGGCTTGTTCAAGCATCCTGTTAGCAAGGTATTGAGCTTGAACAGAGTCATTCACCAAACTAAAATCAATTGAGTATTTGTTGGCGGGTTCATTAGCAAATAGCAATCCCGATGGCGTGTTGAGATACACATAATCCGATTGGTCACGATTTAACTTGCTAGGGAATTGTGCTTGTATCTGATTGATACTGGCTGAAATATCAAACGCACTAACCCGAATTTCACCAACAATATTTGAATCATCAAAAGCAAAAGCCGCTGTGTCTGCTTTGTTGATAACAATCGACCATTTGCCTGTAGCGGCGTTGTATTGATTCCAAGAATCGGAAGCAAGCATGATTTGGTCAAGATTAGACAAAACGTCTTGTCCCGTGTCCATAACACCGTTGATGCGGTATCGGGCTTGTGTAGCCGTTCCGCCCGTTGCAGGGGTATAGGTGATGAGTTGATCTGAATAAGCGTTCAGGGCTGTCGCTGATGCGGCATCCACGATTGACGAATTCATCGCACAACCGTATTTGGTATTTGTGATGTAGTCGTACCAAACATCACCCGCTTTGGCTACACCCGTGCTGTTCAAATAATGAGATGCGCGGAACGTGATGGCTTGCATCTGTGTAGTGCCGGCATCTCTGTTGTAAACCATTTTGACAATGGCAAAAGCCAAGCCGTTCATTTGTCTACCACTGGAAGGCCATCTTTGAGCAACAGCAATGTCAGAGCCGCCCATCACAGCACTAGGCAATGCTGTACCATTCAGTGCGGTGATTGTTCCGGCTTCATTTGACTTGTATAAGTTGATGTAAAGGTTTCCGGTTACTTTTGTTTGAACATTCCCTGCACCATCTGTCAGGCTTATAACCTTTGTTTGATCTGTCCCGTCAAAACCAATTGTTTGGTCTTGCCAATACATTTTTGTTGTGTCAAAAGAAAATTGACCGTTAGGGCTAATCTGTGAGACAGCCAATACGTAATACATTGTCTTTTGATCTGTAGATAACACAGCATCTACAAAAACTCCACCTAAGTAGGCATCACCATAAACAATTGGAATGCTGTTAGTCGTTGCGGGAGGCACTTGTTGTCGAACACCATTGTCTGTGTTCTGATTGGCATTACCCGAACTGAAGGCACGTGTCACAATCATTGACACAGCAAAATTGATTGCAAATCTTGCCGCAAGCAATGTCATGCCTGTTAGTTCAAGCCCCATTGCGGCTAATATGAGTGTTGACGGCATTTTCAGTCCCTAAAAAAAGTCGCTTCAAGGGGTTTGTAACCCCGTTTTGTGTAGTCTATCAAAGGCGAATTCGCCATCACCGTAGTGCAGACGTAATCCACCCTTTTGTTGTTCAACATATCTTGTGCTAATTCATCAAAGTGAAGCCACAACCTACCACCGATAGATTTGTCACGATGCTTTGGCATAACCCACCAAGCTAATTCCCGCAATTCCAAAACCTTTGGACACCACACATTTTGCGTGATGATTGCGGCAATCATTCCTCTGTTATCGTCATCTATCAGGATAAACCCGCGCCCACTTAGCATCTGAAATATCAACTGACCAACGTGTTCAGCGTTATGTGTCTCGGGATTGGCTAAAACCGGCAGAGCCGCTTCTTTAGCATATTCCCGCATCATCCATATCAATACCGGAATATCTTGTCTTGTTGCTTGTCTTATCATTGGCTCATGTCGCTTGCAAAACCTGAATCTGATGGTGCATCGGTTGCTGATTGACTGCCACCAACTGGTGCAGACCCAAAATCAAAAAAGGTTGAAGCAATGACAGGCACTCTATCCATGCTTGTGTCATTAGGGTAAAAGTTTTTCCACACGGTTGGATTTGTTTTCAGGCCGCTAATACGGTTTTGCAAAATGGTGCGGAATGAGGAACAACTTATGGAACAAGTAGCCACACGGCTACGCATCTGTTCATTCCAATCCTCAGTGACGGAAAAGTTGCTAACATAGCCTTGATAACGTTTGAAAAACTGAAGTGTAGGCGTTGTGATAATTTGATTGTTGGAATCGAAAAAACCTCTCCAAACTTCTACCAACGAACCTTTGATGTCTGCACCAAGAATGACGGCTACATTAGCCCCATCCACGCCTGTCAAAGCAATCGTCAAATCGCCACTAGTAGCTTTTGTCTCACGCTTAATGTCGCCAATGCTTAACAGGCTACCTAAGTTGCTATACGTAGTTCCACTTACAGTGATTGGGGAAGCGGCATTGCAAAACGTGTATGTTGCTGTAGCGGTGGTTAGCTTGACGAACTCACCATAATTGATTGATGGGCTTGTAAGAGCCGCTATGTATGTACTCATCCTGTAATATCCTCACGGAAAACAAAGGGAGAATCCCACTGTACAAAAGCACCATTCGTCATTGGATTGAGTGTATAGGTTGGGCAAGATTCTGCCAACACATAAAACGTACAAGCACTACCTACAGCACTCAATGTTCCTACAGTTGGTGTACCGATGACAGGCCGGTGCAAGGTAACACTCACGGTTGAACCTGAACCGCGCAGAACATCTGTAGTGACTTTGTAAGGGTATATACCAAGCTGTAAAAAATCTCCGGCTTTGAACACATAGTCTGTTGAGGAAACAGAAGGCAAATTGCCAACACTAATTGTTGTGGCGTTAGCCGCAGGGACAGACGCTAAAGTTAATGCCGCCGCTTGTACACCGCTTAATGTTCCTTGATAGGCCGTGAACCAAGACAAATTTGCGCTTGCAAACGAAATAGTTTCAGGCAACTGTCGGTCTTTGTTGTCAATGGCTTGAATGATGTTACGCACTTGTGGATAGTACAAATAATTGTGCGGCGTGACAGTGAACACCCAAGGCACAGATGTAAGGTACTGAGCAACACGAACTTGACCAGAACGGCTGACTTGTTCACCAACAGTCCTACGATTGTTAACCGTCATTGATTGTTGTATGTCAAAGATTGTCTGAAACGACATTATGTTCTCCCGTAGTTCGTAGCAAGATTTTTCTCGCCATATTTGTTAGCCGCCCAGACAGCCGTTGAACTTCCAAGCAATCTGTCTTCAAATGATTTTGTGTCGATTGCGTTGATGTAATTGTTAGTTACGTTTGTAGTGCCGCCCATACCGCCTAAAGCGTGATTTGGAATGATAGTTCCGGCTGTCTTAGGTACAAACAATTCAGGGCCACGTTCGCCAACAATACTTACACGACCAACAGGAGGGTTGCCACCATCAGCAAAACCTAAACTGCCTGATAATTCTCTGCCACCTCTATCATTTGTAAATCCACCGCCTCCGAACAAAGAACTCAAGAAACTACTTGCCATTGCTTTCATTTGAATAGCAATCATGTCTTGAATGATGCTCTTGGCTAAATCTTTAAAACCTAATTTGCCAGTTCTTACAAATCTATCAATAGCAGATTCCATATTTCCCATTAGAGAATCAAAAGCTTTTGCACCGGTTTCTAATTCTGTTGGCATGTCGCGAATAAAACGTGCCATCTGTCTATCAAAACCTTGTTCAAATGTTCCCTGACGCTGTTGTTTAACGATTTGATTTTGAGAGATGAGATACCGTTCACTTGCTTTAGCAAGCTCATTTTCTCTAGCAATCAAATCTTCTTTTGCTGTCACACCTAGCAAATTGTTTTGATTTATTTCTCTAATGTTTTCAAGACGTTTTTCTTCAGATAAAAACAAATCTTTTGCCAGTTGAATATCCTCAACACGAGCATCACGCATGTTGTTTTCAATATCAGCTAACTGTTTTTGAGTTTTTAAATTTTCTTCCTCTTTGTCAATACGCTTAGATGCCGTTGTGTATGCGGCAACTTCTTTGGCTTCTTGTTCAGTTCTGAACTTGTCGTATTTTTTTGCTTCCTCAAAAATAAAGCGCATTGTTTTTAAACGTTGTGCCTCTGATTCTTTTGATTCAAGAACAGTACGCCCCGCATTAGTTGGTTTTTTGTTGTCTGTACGTCTCTCATCTTGAGAACTGCGACCAACACTAACACCCATTACTTGGGCTTCAAAAAAATCTAGATTTTGACGCTGTGATAACCGATATGCATCGTATTTTTTATTTGCTTCAATAGCGGCATTCACGCCTTCTGTTACTAAAATTTTCGCGTTTTCATATGTATGTTGTAATTCATCGGCTATGCCTTTGAATACAAACGCAACATTAGCGCCAAGGACAGCAACTGTTTGAAATACGGTTTTGAATATTTCACCTAAGATGCTTGTTTCGCCCTTCATGTCTTTGATGTAATCAAGGGTAGTTTTCAGAACTGGTCCAAGTGCGGCACTCAAGACAACCATAGTTTCTCGAGCATTTTGCGCTAACATATCGTGAGCATCTGCGGCTTGTTTTATGGCATCAGCTTGTTCTTCACTTAGCTTGTTGGCCTTTGCCATGTCTTGCGAAAGACTTACAAAATCCACACCTTTGGCGGCTTTGCCAAAAAGTTCAAAAGCTTTGGCATTACGTGTTACAGAATCATCCATCGAGCCAAGATTTTTAATAACCTTGTTCAACAATTCTTCTTCAGACAGCCTACCTAAATCCTGTAAGCTGACGCCCAACTTACCCGCAGTCTTTTGTGCTTTATCAGAACCACTTGCGGCTTCATCAATGAATTTTGTGAATGAAGCTAAAAGTTTTCCTGTGCTATCTGCTTTGCCGCCGGCATTAGCTAAAGCATTGGATAATTTTAAAACCGTTCCTAATGCAACTTCATTAGCTTGTGCTACATCGGCTAAATCATCCGCAAACTGAAGTGCGGCAACAGAAGCGGCGGCTAATGCTCCCGCACCAATTTTTCCGAACTTTTCTGCGGAATTACTGAATGCTTCTAATTTTTTGCCAGCGGCCTCTAGCCCTTTGTTAAATTCTGCTGAATCTAAACCTAAAACCACACCAAGGCGGGCAATCATGTTAGCCATTTTTTACCTCAAACAATTCTTTTTTGAACCCTTGTGATTGCGTCATGAACATCAAAAGACTATCGTTGACAGCCGCTTGCTTGGTGCTTTCAGGCAAAGGTGGATAAATGTAATCATACGCACAACCCAATATGTTGGCTAGTTTGTATGGGGCAGAACTTGCCGTTCTCATGTAATTAAAAACACCGTTTGTTAGTGTTCCTAACTGAGTCAACAGACCTCCATTCCCTATGAGGCCGTCTGAGTACATTGTTTGGATATTGGTCATTGTTACATCGTCCAATTCCGCTATTGATTCGAGGGTATGCCCGTTGAAAATCATTGCTGTTATGCATTGAGTTTTCAACGAGCCAATCAGTTTCCCCTTGCTTCCTTATATGTTGGGCTAACAACTTCACCAATTTTTTCTACGATTTGCATCTGTACAGACATTGGGAATTCTTCCTCAATATCTTTGTATGTCAAATCTTCCAAACTAGCACCTTCCATTTCAGGCACTAATAGCTTAAAAAATTCCGTAATTCTTGCTTCAGTGATAGCTTTGTTTTTGGCGGCTTCTTTCATTGAGCGCCCATTTACCAAAATGTCTCCATCTACAAACTTGAAATTTTCATCTTGATCATTTTCAAATTTACGCAGAGGGCTAGTGATGTTTTGATAAATTTCCTCCACAACCTCTGGATTTGGTTCAGACACTTTTTTGTAGATTGCATCTGATTCAGAGACTAATGGGATTCTGACTTTGAATGTGTGACCGCCCAATTCAAACGAACGTGTCATAAGATTTTTTTTGTTGGCTTGGTAATTGTCGCCAAACGCACTTGAAAATTTCGTCATTTCTGTTTTGCCTTGTATTGATTTAACCGCCTACCGATAATTGCCCCAAGCCTTTTGGCGGTGTCTTGTGCTTGAGATTCCATTGCAACTCTAAGATATGGATGAGCAGGGTTGTGAGCAGAGCCGAACTCTTGCGCTATTGCACGAGCGTCACCCTCTATGCCTTGAAAATTCTTAGCCCTGTACGCCCCTACATGAGCGTCATTATCCATCTTAGCGAGCCGTTTTCTTGCCGCAACTAAACCTTTACCGGCACTCATCTGCGCTAATTTTTTTCCTGATGCCGTTGTAACAGCACCTATCACGGTATCGGTGTTAGTTATGTATTTTGAACGCTTGTCAGATTGTGTTGGGCGTCTTGCTTCCACTTGCAAGGACAAACGTAAGCCGCCAGTATCTACAGGGGCACGTGCGATAGCTTGATTCAATACCGGCTTCATAGCTTCACGCACGGCAGGAACTAAAATTTTGCTTGTGGCTTTTTTGTCGCCAATTTCCACTGCGAGTTCATCAAAGGCGGCGAGCACTTCTTTCAAACCTTCAATTTT